GCACGCCCGGCTTATAGAAAGCGCTTGCCGGCTTGTCCAGACCCGTCGCGCATTCTTTTCGCGCTTGTAACCTGTAGCCGGCAAAATCGAATGAGTTTTCCGGCAAGATCGAATGAGACCACCCCCCGGAGCGTGCGGGGGCTATTTTTTGCCCCCTCCCGAGACGATGATTTCCCCCGCCCTTTTTGCCTTCCCGGCGCCGCCGGCCATGTAGGTCAGTTCCACGGCCTCGATGTCGAAGCACCCGTAAATCTTCCGGGTCGCCGGCGAGTCGTTCATCGTCAGGATGAATCGCCCTTTAAGGCTCTTTAAAGCCCTCGCCAACGCCTCGTGATCCTCGCGGGGGAACTTCGCCGCGTAAAACCCTTCTGTGCCGTGGTAGGGCGGGTCGAGATAGAACAGCGCGTAGGGCCTGTCCCAGCGGTCCAGAAACACCCTCCAATCCAGGCACTCGATCACGACCCCGGCCATCCGCTCGTGGATCGCCTCCAGCAGCGGCCCCAATCGGTTGGTGTCGAACCGGCCCGGCCCCGTAGTGTCGCCGCCAAATGTGCGGCTGGCCACCTTGCCGCCGAAGGATAGGCGCTGGAGGTAGAGGAACCGCGCGGCGCGCTCCAGATCCGTCAGCGTATCGCCGTCCTGGGCGCGCAGGCGCTCGAACTCGACGCGGCCGGTCAGCTGCCACTTCAGCATGTCCATGAACGCCTGATAATGGCGCTGGAGCACGCGAAAGAACACGGCCACGTCCCGGTCGCGGTCGTTGATGACTTCGGCCTTCGGGGCCAGCCGCCGGCGCAGGAACACGCCGCCCATGCCAACGAAAGGCTCGCCGTAGAGCGCGTGCGGGACGGCCTCCAGCCGTTCGACGATCCGGCGCGCCAGCTGGCGCTTGCCGCCGATGTAACCCGCCGCCGGACTGGCCGGCGTCACTTGCCTCAAATCCTCGTTTATCATTCGTCAATTCCGATGCCGCATCTTCCCCCTTGGCGGGGGGCGTTATCGGATCGTGCGCCGCGCGGAGAAGCTTCCCGGCCATCCCGCGTCCGGGGCGACCCGGCCCCGCAACCTCCTCACGTCCCCTTCGACTCGCATTCGAGCCGCACGAAATTGCCCCCCGGGCTGAATTCGAACGCCCTGGTCTTGATCGCCCAATCCATGTCGTCGTCGTCGCCGAAGCCCGAGGTCGTCGCCGTTCCGCCCGCGCCGGCGCCCGTGCGGCCTTGGGCGAGCGTCGCGGCAAACGTCTTGGCCGCGCGGTCGAACGCCCCCTTGCGGGCGTTGGCGTGGTTCTGCGCCTCGGTTTGCGTCCCGAAAATATGCGGATGGGTGTAGTCCGGCGCGCCGTCGCCCGAGCTTCCCGTCGCGCTGGCCACGACATTTCGCTGGGCCTGCGAGCGGTCGTAGTAAACCGCGTTGGCCTTCGAGCGCTCGGGCCGGTCCTTCGCGTGGATCCTGAAATCCTCGCAGTCCCGCGGCGTGATCTTGCAGCTCGCCGCCGGCTGGCCCGAGGCGGTCGTTCCCGCGCCGCGCGGCACGAAGATCAGACAGCCGCCGGCAACCTTGAACAGCGCGCCATAGAGCCGCGAAAGCCGCGTCAACAGGTGCATGTCGGATTCGCCGATTTGGGCGATCAGCTTGTCGATCGGAATGGATTGGAGCGAGGCGTCGACCGAGGCGGCGAGCCCGTTGTCGCTGGCGATCTGGCTCAGCACGTCATTGAGCGTCTTGCCGTTCGTCCAGGACCGGGTCTTCTGCTGCTTGAGCGTCTTCAAAAGATCGGCCGAATGCGCCGTGACCTCGAAGACGGCGACCGCCCCCAGTTTTTCCGTCTCCAGCACGGTGAATTGGCCCGCCTTGACGACGCTGGTCTCCTTCCAGCCAAACTCGACCGTCACGACCTGTCCCGTCGCCGGCTTCCGCAATTGCCCGTCGTAATTCGAAACCGTGAAGCGCAGCTCGTCGGCATGGCCGCCGTCGCTTTCCCGGATCGTGCCCGACAGCGCGCGCTTCTCGAAATTCGAGAGCGGCGAGTCGCCGATCGAGATCGAGACCGTCGGCGTCACTGCCAGAGATCCACGGTCGCGATGACAGGCGAAGGCGTCGGCGCGATCGTCGGCAGGCTGATCGTGATATTGGCCGGCAGCACGGGGCCAAGGTCCGCGAGCCCGGGATTGGCGGCCAGAACAGCCTCGGTCGCGCCGGCCGTGTAGCCATATTTGGCGTAGCAAATAGCGTCGACCATATCGCCCTGCTTGGTCAGATAGGCATCCGTCATGCTTTCCTCACGGCCACGGGCTTCCGGCGCCCGTGGTTCCATCGTCGTGGACATGGAATTCGAGGTCGTAGACCATCTTTTGCGCGCCTGATGGCATGATCTCGGAGGAAACGGCCCGCGCCCGCTCGAGCCGGTAGACATCGACGATCTTCGATCATGCATTCGCGATGCAGCGCCGCGGCGGCGCGGCGCACGGGATCGTCCCTCCACAGGTTCGGACGACGACCGTTGCTCCAAAAGGGTGCGAGACGCTCCGCGACGGATTCCATGTCGAGATCGGCGCCGGGCGGATCGGCTGTCGTCGCGGTGTTTTGCTCGGTCATTGGAGCGTTCCTGGAGGGAAAGGGGCGCGGCGATCGAGGAAGAGCCTGGGAGGCCGGGAGCGCGATCGCCGCGCCAGTCGCGGGCCGTCAGGGGAATTGAGGCCGGCCCGAGGGGAGAAGCGTTAACCAAAGGTTAAGCCGCGCGCCGGCGCGGGATGGACTCTGGACGGCGCGCGGACATAGGCTTGAGCCTGGGGCGCAGCCGCTCCGTGGAGATCAGCTTGCCGTTTTCGTCGAACCACTGCGGCCAGAGTTCGTTCAGCGGAACGTCGAGAAAATCGGCGATCGCCGTGTTGGCGCGTAGGCGCGGTTCGATCATCGCCCAATACAAAGTCTGCCGCGCCAGCCCATTATCGCGCGCGATTCCGGCAAGCGTGGTTCCACGCTTGCGCACCTCAGCGAGAATGTCGGCGCGGTGCCAGCCAGTTGGTTTTTTCGACAAATTACGCTCCATGATTCTGGCGTGGCGATTTATCGCCACATCAAAGCAACCTTGGTTGCATAGTGGCAATTTAATTCCACTTCTGTCAAGGGCTTCTGACCTATGGTGGCGTTTTTTCTCCACGAGAGCAGCTAATGCCTTCTGATCCAGTGGCTTTCGTGCGCGAACGCATTGCCGAGGCCATTGGCGGTCGCGAGAGGGCGCTTAGTTTCGAAAAGCTGAGCAGCGGTCGCTTTAAGCGCAAGACGCTTCAAAGTTGGATTGACGGGGATACATCCCCTCCACTGGAGGAACTCGCTGATTTGGCGCGCGCGACCGGAAGGGATTGGCGGTTTTTCTTTCCGCAAGAACCGGAGCTGCCGGAAACCATCGAAATTCAGAAGCTCGACGTACGCGTCGCCGCTGGGGGCGGTGCCTTCAACAGCGGCCATCCGGCCAACGAGCCGCTGGTTTTCCCATTGTGGATGGCGCGAAAGCTTTCAAAGAATGTTGGGCGTCTGCGCTTCTTGCGCGCAACTGGCGATAGCATGCTGCCGGTGATCCGAAACGGAGCGCTCTTGCTGGTCGATGAGCGGGACCGCGAGCTCCCGACCGCGCCGCCGAGGGCCAAAAACGAATTCGATCACCCGGATATCTACGTCTTCAGCCAGGGCGAGGATTTCCGCGTCAAGCGGCTGCGCCTTACGCCGAAGGGCGACATTCTCGTACTCAGCGACAACCGCGCCTATGACCCGGAGACCATTGGCAAACGCGACCGCCAGGGCTTCAAAATCCATGGGCGGGTTGTATGGTGGGATAATCGGTTGTGAACTATTTCGCGCCGACGATTTCTATCTCTCGCGTCACGACGATAGTACGGTTCTGATATCCACTTATAGTGTCTGAGTCATGCGCCGCCGGCGTAAATCTTATTGTTTTCTGGCACAACGTCGATGTCAGCACTTTTCTCAATTCGCCGCATTTGTCCTCGATCTGCGCCTTTGCCGGCTCGGGCGACACCAACGGCGCGATGATCATCAGGGCCGGCCCGATGCCGGAACCGATACAGCGATACTCGTCCTTATCCGCATGGAAACAACGCATCTTTCTCATTTCAATCGGCTTGCCGTCGTATTTGCCGGGCGCGATGCTTAAATCTTCCGCCGCGACGACCTTGTAATCCCCGGTGGCCGGTTTGATAATATCCTTGGTTTTAGTGTTGTCCTGATCGCGCGTGGTGTCTTCGGACGTCCCCTTCGTGGCGGCGTCGAAACAGGCGAGCCGCTCTCTCTCATCTTTTTTGCTTGCGCAGGCGGCTATGTTAGGGGCCATTTCGGCCATCGTCGGCGATGCTGCTAAGATGGCGGCCATCGCAACAACGGAAAATCGCATGGTTGTCTCCAATGTTTTTAGGAGCTTCCACGATAGTGCGATTATGTCTGGTGGCCAAGGCGTCGGTTAGGTCGAAGAATTTTCATCCCTCGGCAGATAGCCGGCTTCCTGGAGCCAGTCCCGCAGGATGGTGCGAATAAGGTCGGGGCGGGACGGACGGTCGTCCGAAGGATGGTCGGCGATGACATGGTCCAGCGCGTCCAGAAGCGGACGCTCGATCCGCGCGCGGACCATCTCGGAATCCACGCGCGGCCGGCCGCAGTTGGATTTTTGGCGGTCATCCATCGCCATGCAGATTATTTGAGCGCATAAAACATGGCCGCGCAAGGGCGCTTTTACCCCTCTGGCGGGAAGACGCAAAAATGGGGTTTGAAGGGCCGTTTTAGTTCCTAGTTCACCAATTTTATAGACTATTCGCCGATGGCGCTGGACGCTTAGAACCGCTAAGTGTTGCGGCACATTTGCTCTATGATGCGTCCGAGCCGCTCGAGTTCCGAGTTCGCGCCCATGGCCAAAACAAAAAGCCCGGAACTCCGGGCTTTTAAAAAACCGCCGGCATCTCCGCCGCGCCATTTTAACTCATTCGATCTTGCCGGCCGTCCGCGCCCACGCATCAGCCGCCGCGACCATCAAATATCGGGAAACATTGGCCTTAGACCATCAGATTACGGGCGTAGCCGGGGAGACCCATGGAGACCCGGACCGCCGCCCAACCTGACA